CTGAAGATGGCACCGTAGAGGTTTTCGATAAAAACGGGACGCCACGGTACAACGACAAGGGCGAACTGCTCACGGTTGAAGAACTGGTGGCAGACTTTTTGACAACGAACCCGCACTTTGTGAAGGCATCACAAGGTGGTGCAGGATCAGCGGGGGCAGTTGGTGGTTCCACGCCGAAAACCTTAACGGCGGCAGAAATGTTGGCTAACTATGAAAGCGGTGGCCGTGAGGCGTTCCGTGAGTTGCAGTTAGCAAAGAAAGCAACCCGCTAATTTAAAAGGAATTTAGCAATGGCTAATGAAACTACTTCAACAACTTTAGACGATCTGTTTGCGAATATTATCCTGCAAGCACGTTTCACTGCTGAGGAGCAGTCAATCATGCTGGGCCTCGTTACCCGTTACGACATCGGTAACGTAGCTGGCAAAACCGTACAGGTGCCGAAGTATCCCGCAATCTCTGCGGCTGACCTTACGGAAGGCACTGATATGTCTGCAACTGAAGTCTCAACTTCTAGCGTCACGATCGACGTTGCCGAGGTTGGCGCTCAGGTTGTTCTGACTGATCTGGCGGCGTTCGGCGCTGGCAACCCTGCCGCAGAGCTTGGCACTGTTCTGGGTAACGCTATCGCTACCAAGATGGACACTGACTTGATCGCTCTGTTTGACGGCTTCAGCACTTCTCTGGGTGCTACCACTCAAGAGATCACTGTCGCTGACATCTTCAACGCGGCATCTCGCTTGAAGGCGGCTAAGGCTCCTGGTCAATACTCAGCAGTCCTGCACCCCTATCAGGCTTACCAGTTGAAGGCCAACATGACCAACACGTTTGCAAACCCCAACGGTGGTGATTTGCAGAATGAGGCAATGCGTACTGGCTTCATCGGCACGGTAGCTGGTGTAAACATCTACGAGTCAGCCAACGTGTCTATCGACGGTTCTGGCGATTCTAAGGGCGCTGTATTCGCACCCGAAGCTATCGCTATGGCTATGAAGCGCGACTTCAACATTGAGACCGAGCGTAACGCTTCTCTGCGTGCGTTTGAGTTGAACGCTACTGCCGTCTATGGCGTTGCAGAGCTTGACGACTCTTACGGTGTTGAGATGTACTTCGACGCTGGACTCTAAGGTACTACGCGCCCCTTCGGGGGCGCTTTCCTTTAGGTAAAGTGATGGCTGTGATCTATCGTGGTGAGCGTTTTGAGGATTATAATGTCCCTAAGCGAACAAGAAACCACCCATCAAAGAGCCATGCGGTACTCGCCAAGAAAGGCGACAGAATTAAGCTGGTCAGGTTTGGAGCGCAGGGTGCTAAGACTTACCCGCCACGAGATGGAGAAAGCGCACGAGACAAGGCCATGAGACGAGCGTGGTATGCCCGACACGGTGACACGCTAAAAGGCGCGACAGTATTTGATCCTATCTACTGGGCCGCGAGAGTCAAATGGTGAGCTAATGGCATTTAGTAGAGACTGGAATCTGCAAGAAATCATCCCCGACATTCTAGACTTTGGGATTGATAACTTCATTGACGAGCACGCAAGGGCGCAGGCAGAGCTAGAGCGGGAGATTAGGAACCGCTGGTGGCATCGCACTGGTTACGCTGGCGAGCTTGATACAAGCCTTCTCACGGACTCTCAGTGGACAAAAGCCAATAGCTACCTTGTACTCTGGAAGTACGCACTACCGAAGCTCACCAACTGGGTTGATAACGACCGCTTTCTGCAGATGATTGACTTCTACCGCGTCCGCTATGGCGAGGAGATGGAAGCCGTGTTTGCTGATGGTGTTGAGTATGACTTCGACGAGGACGGCACGGTTCAAGATGATGAGAAGCTGCCAAAGCCTCTGAATAGGCTAGATCGCTAATGCTTCAGTTCTTGGGCGGTGCGGGACTGCGCGGACTTTTAATTAAGTCCCTGCGTGATGACGCTGTTGGGGATGTTGTCGATAACGTCAATATTGGCGTAAAGATGACCCCAAAAGACCCGACCAAGATAACCAAAGACCTTGCCGACAAGATTAACGCCAACAAGCGCAGAGCGTTGAGCATCACGGCGATGGAAGGCATCAACATCATTGAGGACAGGACTGCCAAAGGGCAAGGCGTAGATGGCCCGTTTAAGTCCTACACGCCTCAGTACGCGGCGTTTAGAGCTAAGAACAAGCTAAGCACCAAGCCTGATCTGTCTGTTACAGGGCAAATGCTGGCGTCTATGACAGCCTCACGGCCAACCAGCAATTCAGTTACGTTGTTCTTCAGAGGCGCTGACAATGCCCGTAAAGCGGCCTTTAACAACCAGTCACGGAAGTTTTTTAGCTTCACCAAGCGGGAGCGCCGTACACTGAGAAACATATTTAAGAAGCGTCTGCTATGAGCGTCAGAGAGAACATCGCCAACAACATCGTGACAACGCTTAGGTCAGCAACAACGCCTACGCGGATTAAGTACGTCACGCGAGAGCCTTTTGAGTTCGATAAGTTGAGCAACGCGCAGTACCCTGCCATCCTGGTCAGGACTGCAAACGAGGATCGTGAGGATTCCACTATTGGCGGCTCTTTAGCCAAGCGCATGGGGACGATTGATTACCAGCTCGTGTGCTTCGTTAAAGCAAAGAACATAGACACCGCTCGCAATAACATTGTCGAGACGGTAGAAGAATCTCTGGACACAGACCGCACCAGAGGCGGCTATGCTATCGACACTCAGATCGTTAGCCTTGAGGCCGACGACGGTAGTATAGACCCAATCGGCGGGGTTATAATTACCGTTCGCATTCTTTACTCATTTACACGCGGCACCACCTAAGAGGAACACAACATGGCAAGCAGTGCAGGAAGTAGCGGCGTCTTTAAGATTTCGCAGACAGACGGATCAGAAGCGGCTGTGGCCGAAGTCCGTTCCTACAGCTTTGATGTAACGGCTGACACGATTGAAAAATCAGTCATGGGCGATACATCGCGGGAATATCTCGCAGGCTTGAGCAGTAGTACGCTCTCAGTTGAGGTTTACTGGGATGCGTCAGATCAGGCTGAGTTTGATGAGCGAGCCACTGTCTACTGGGAGATTTACCCCACTGGCACGGGTACTGGTGAGAAGTATTACCACGGCTCAGGCGTTGTGACTGGCAAGACCATCTCAGCGGCGTTTGACGGCATGGTAGAGGCTTCTTTCTCTATCCAAAACAGCGGAGCAGTTTCAGAAGCTACCGCATAAATAAAGGGAGACAACCGTGGGACTGGCAAGAGAACTGAGGAGTAGGCGGCAGATAGATCGCCGCAAGATAGAAGTAAAGGCATGGGCTGATGAGTCGGGCGAACCGTTCCCGATCTACTGTAGGCCCATCACTTGCTACGATCTGAACGAGATTCAGAAGAAGCATCCGAAGGTTCTTGAGTCGCCCACGGTGGCCTCTATGGTTGACCTCATCGTAATGAAGGCAGAGGACGAAGCTGGTGATAAGCTGTTCGCATCTGCTGAAGATCGAATGGACTTGATGGGTGAGGAAACGGTTGTCATCTCTGGCATAGCAGAGGAAATGTTTAGCCAGATTGAGTCAGTCGAGGCTATTGAAAAAAACTTCTAGCCGATCCGTCACGGATGAACCTTATTTCGTTGGCTGATCGGTTACATAAGACGATAGAAGAAGTCGAGCAAATCTCTGTTACTGAGTTCCATGAGTGGCTCGCTTACTTCAAGATTATGAGCGAGAGAGATGGCTGACGAAAACATTAGGATTCAACTAACCGCTGTCGATAAAACGCGCAGTGGTCTTGCCTCAGTAACTCGCGGCCTCAGAAGCGTCACTGGCGCTGTTTTCTCAATGCGTACTGCCATCGCCTCACTTGTTGGTGTAGGCGGTCTTGGCCTTGTTGTTAAGCAATCACTAAGCGCCACGGATGCCTTGGCTAAAACGGCGTCCAAGATTGGCACCACTACTGAGCAGTTATCGCGGCTACAGTTTGCCGCCAGCATCTCAGGAATCTCGATAGAGCAGACTAACATGGCCCTGCAAAGGCTTGTCCGTAGAACAGCGGAAGCCGCAGAGGGTACAGGTGAGGCTCAGGGTGCGCTGAGAGAGCTAGGCATTGACGCAAGAGCGGTGTCCAACATTGACCTTGATGTTTATATGCTTGAGCTTGCTGATGCGTTTAAGAACGTAGAGAGCGAGAGCCAGCGGTTAAGGCTGGCGTTCAAGCTATTCGATAGCGAAGGCGCGGCTTTTGTAAACGTCCTTAATCAAGGCTCTGGCGCACTTGATGAGTTGTTTGGCGAGGCCCAGGCACTTGGGTTGGTCATGCGTGCAAACGTGGCGCAGTCAGTTGAGAACGCCAATGACGCATTTACTAAGCTGGGCTTTTTGTTTAGGGGGCTACGAGATCAGATAGTTGGCGCACTGGCTCCCGCACTAGAGGCCGCTGTCACAAGCCTCACGGAGTTTCTCAAGGGTCTTGGCGATAACGGCATAGAGGTATGGGCGCGTACTACTTCCAAGCTGGTGCTTGAGACGTTTGCTGGCTTTGTCAGGGGTATAGGCAAAACGCTTGAAGGGCTTTACCGATTCGCTAATGGCATTATCACGGTCATCAATGTAATTGGCTCGCTATCAGATAGCTTTGTACCTCTGGAAGAAATTGCTTTTAAACTTCCCGAATATTTTGGCGATGCGGCTGACCAAATACAGCGGTTTGCTGACAACATTGGCAAGCTACCAGAGTCGCTAGACCCTGCCACACAGAAAGCGGGCGAAACGCTCAATGTGTTTGGCAAAATGGGCCGATCTATCAAATCCGTAGTCGATCAAATCCCGTCACTTGATCAATCATTCCGTAGCGTTGTATCAGGTGCGATCGGGCAGTTTACGCAAGCCTTTACGGATGGCGTGACCGGAGCCAAGAACTTTGCTGATGCCGTTAAGGATATGGCCCGAAGCGTCATCAACTCGCTCATCAAAATTCTCGTTCAGTATTACATTACCAAGCCGCTATTTGATGCTATTTCTGGCTTTATCGGTGGAATAGGTGGATCGCCTGCGCCGACTGGTGGCGGTGGCCCTGGTGTGCGTGCAGTCGGTGGCCCAGTATCAGCAGGATCACCATATATTGTCGGTGAGCGTGGCCCTGAGCTGTTTATTCCGTCATCTAGCGGTCAGGTACAGCCTAATGGCAGAATGGGCGGCGGTGGCGTCACGGTAAATCAAAACATCAATATCTCTACAGGTGTAGCGCAGACGGTACGCGCTGAAGTCCTTAACCTTATGCCGCAGATCGCAGAGAGTGCGAAGGCGGCGGTGGCTGACTCGCGCATGAGAGGCGGTGGCTACAGCAAAGCATTGATAGGTATGTAATGGCGGCTTTCCCTACTACAGTCGGAATCCAGAGCATGACCATGCGGTTGCGCTCTGCCACGGCGATGACAGAATCAGTCTTTACCTACGATCAGCAGGTGTTCTCGCATCCTGGCGTTCGATGGGAGGCAGAGGTAACACTGCCGCCAATGACTAGAGCGGAGGCCAAGGAGTATGAGGGCTTTTTTGCTGGTTTAAGGGGGATGAAAGAAACCTTCACGATGGGCAACCCGCTACATACTGCAAGCATCACAGGGACAGTGACAGGTTCGGCTAATGACACGCAGATCACAGAGGCGTTTAGTGGGACGCACGCGGTAGGCGATTACTTTAGCGTGAGTGGGCATATCCACATCATCACGGAAATCGTGAACGGAACGACGATTAAGATTATGCCGCCTTTAAGACAAACAGTATCGGCGGCTACGGTAGACTTCACGCTTCCGGTTGGCACTTGGCGTCTTGCTTCAAACGAGATTGGCTGGAGTATTAACCAAGCGAGCATTTACGGTTTTAGCTTTTCGTGTATTGAGGCTATCTGATGTCTACCAGCCGAGGGCTTAGTAATGATATGGAGGCAATGGCGATTGCTTCCGAGGTCAGGCCGCTTATTCTTGTTGAGGCGCTATTTGATTCCAATGCGCCCACCAGCTACCTGTATCTCTGGAATGGGATCGGTAGCCTGTCTTATGACAGCAAGACGTATGTAGGGGCAGGCAATCTGCTGTCCATCTCAGGGGTTTCTGAGAATGTAGAACTGCGAGCCTCTGGCATCACGGTACAGCTTAGTGGCATCAGTGACCCGCTATTGGCAAAGGCCAAGACAGAGGACTATCAAGGCCGTGAGCTATTGGTAAAGTTAGGCGGCTTCGATAGCAATGACAATGTGATCTCAAGCCCTACGGTTATCTTCTCGGGCTTCATGGACACCATGACAATTACAGAGGGCGGCGAGACTGGGACGATTGCCGTCACGGTAGAGAATCGCCTTATCGAATTTGAAAAGACTAGAGTGCGCCGATACACAGACAACGATCAGCGCATTGAATACCCCGCCGATGATGGTCTCGAGTACGTTTCTCAGATACAGGAAAAGGCTATCGTGTGGGGTGATAAAGATGCCAACCCGATCAGCTACAGCAACGGGACTTACTCTCCAGGGACGCGATTCCCTGGATTCCGTCCGTAAGGAGCCAGCATGGATTTTGCCCATGAGTCTTATATAAACGTTAAGAATGAGATTAAGCCTCTTATCCAAGAGCATTGGAAAGAGATCGCGCTTCATCAAGGAGACATCAAACTAGAGCCAAATTGGAACACTTACTCACGGCTTGCAGATCAGGGCGCACTGCGCGTCTACACTGCCAGAAAGAGCGGTGAGCTTGTGGGCTACTTTGTCTGTATTGTGATGCCTAGCCTGCACTATATGAGGCACCTGTTTGCTAACAATGACATTCTTTTCCTCAAGAAGTCAGAGCGCAAAGGAACGGCTGGAATCCGTCTTATTAAGTTCGCCATCGAGGAACTGAAAAAAGACGGCGTAACCCTTATCAACGTCAACGTGAAGAAAAAGCAGGACTTCGGCAAGGTGCTGGAGCATCTCGACTTTGAACACGTTGAGGATTTGTGGCAACTAAAGGTTAAGTAAATGGCAATTTCTGCTATTGCAGGATTAGCGGCGGCAGGCGGTGCGTTTGCGGCGGCAACTATCGCTGGCACGGCGTTTGGCCTAGTCGCGTTTGCAACGACCTTTGCAATAGGCGCTGGCCTGTCTATTGTCAGCAGGGCGTTAATGCCAAAACCTGACCTTGGCGGGTTAATGCAGGGAGTTACGGGCACAGTCCGTGAGGCAACCGCATCAAGAAAAGTCATCTATGGCAAGGTCAGAGTCGGTGGTGCTGTTGTATTTATCGCCAACTCAAACCAAAACAAAGACCTTTATTTAGTTATCTGTTTTGCCTGTCACGAGATAGAAGGCTATGAGGCTGTTTATCTCAATGATGAGAAGGTCTGGGAAAACGGTAGCTATGTAAGTGACTGGGCGAGTTATGCCAACTTTGCCTTTTACGATGGCACTCAGACAACTGCTGATTCTGTATTAAGCGGGGCATCAGCCTTCTGGGGTAGTACGCACGTTCTCAACGGCATCGCGTATATGCGGGTCAAATTAACGTGGGACGAGGATCGCAAGAAGTTCCCGCAGGGCGTGCCTAACGTCTCTGCTGTTATTAAGGGCAAGAAGCTATATGACCCACGATTGGACAGCACGATAGGCGGTAGTGGCAGTCATAGAAGTGGCGACCCAAGCACATGGGAATGGTCACAAAACCCCGCGCTTGCCCTTTATGACTATATGACCAACACCTATTATGGCCTTGGTGAAGATCACCTGAGTATGGATTATGACGCCTTTGGTGATGCCGCTGACGTATGCGATGAGGCCGTCACATTGGACGCTGGTGGCACGCATGACCGATACCATGCTGACGGTGTGCTTGATACCGGAAACGCCATAAAGGGCAATATAGAGGCTCTCACGGCGGCTATGGGCGGGCGCGTTGGTTATGTCGATGGGAAGTATTTTGCTCAGGCGTCAAAATACTACACGCCTACCATCACGATAGATGAGTCGATGATGGTTGGGGCGATGAGCGTCCAGACCAAGCAAAGCCGTCGGTCTATGTATAACGGCGTCAAGGGGGTGTTTCTTTCGGAAGAAGAAAACTACACCCTAGTAGATTATCCCGCCAAGATTAGCTCAACCTACTCTACGCAGGACGGCGATCCTATTTACTTGGATATGCCACTACCCTTTGTTACTAACAACATAAGGGCGCAACGTCTTGCCAAGATTGCACTGCTGAAGTCACGCCAGCAGGTTGTTGTGAATGTGCCGCTGAACCTAGCCGCGCTCAAGTTTAAGGCTGGTGATTTCATTGCCATTACCAGTGACAGAATGGACTGGAGCGCGAAGCCCTTTGAGGTTATTGGTTATGACCTACAGATTGGAAATGACGGCGCGATCATCGTAAATGTTCAAGCGATTGAGACTGATTCGGATGTCTACGACTGGACGGCTAGTGCAGACGAAGATCCATTCAATGAGCCAAGTGATCCCACGGTAAATGACGGTACTACTGTTGCGGCACCGACAAACCTACAGCTTGAAGAAACAACCTCACTTGCGGCTGATGGCACTGTTCTCCCCGCCTTAAAAATTAGCTGGACGGCTTCAGTTGACGGCTTTGTAGAGTTTTACGAGGTCGAGGTAATTGAGCTGTCAGGTGGTGTTGAGCAGTCAGACACGACAATTTTCAACACTACGACGCTGACGGAAATTTTTATAGTCGGCCTGCGCACGCCTAGCGTTGAATATCGGGTCAAAGTGCGAGCGGTCAACCTTATAGGCGTTAAGTCTGCAGATCTAAGCAACAGCACGGCATTGGTGCTGCAAGGCGACACAACTGCGCCATCTGCGCCAACTAGTGTCACGGCGACAGGCACTTACAAAGCAATCATAGTGACTTGGACGAACCCAACGGCTTCAGATCTTAAAGAAATTGAGATTTATAGGTCTGATACGTCAAACGGCACATACAGCAAAATCGCTGTAGTGACCGGAGAATCCTATACGGATCAGGTGCTTACGTTCGGCACGACGAAATACTACAAAACGAAGGCTGTAGATTTTTCTGGCAATAAGTCAGGCTTTAGCAACTCTGACAGTGGCACTACAACATTTATAGACACTGACGAATTTACGCAGGGCGTGGAGGATCTGTTTGCTAACGCGAATGTAAATCAGGTGGAGATTGTTTCTAGTCTGCCTGCGAGCGGTGACTATACGGGCCAGGTTGTATTTTTAACGACAGACAATCAGCTCTATAGGTGGACAGGCAGCGCATGGACAGCCGCCGTCCCATCTACTGAGGTGACAGGGCAATTGACAGATGCGCAGCTGGCAGCAATCGCCGCTGCAAAGATCACCGGACAGATCACGACAACGCAAATTACCGACGATGCCATTACTACGCCAAAAATCAATGCAGGCGCTGTCAGTAGCGCAGAAATAGCTGCTGGCGCAGTAGTAGCAGACAAAATAGCCTCAAACGCAATAACGACGGCAAAAATTGAAGCCGGAGCGGTGACAGCAAACGAGATAGCTAGCGCAACGATTACGGGCAACAAGATTGTCGCAAATACTATAACCGGCGGGTTGCTAAGCACTGCAGGAATCATAACGTCTAGCGCGCAGATCGATGACGCCCTAATTACAAATGCAAAAATAGACAATGGCGCGATAACGGCGGCGAAGATTGGAAGCCTGGCGGTTGAAACGGCAAAAATTGCCAATAACGCAGTCACGATACCCGACGGTCAGACATTTAGCGCTACTAACACAACAATCACAACATCGTGGGCAGACGCCCATACCATTACGGTTGATTTTGGTTCTGGCTGGGCCGATGTGGGCTCAGTTTTGGTTTTTGCCAGCATCACCTGTCAGGGAGTTTTAGGGACGAACAATAATCCACAAGCAGTTTTTGCAAGAGTATCAATATCAGGCGGGACCAGCCCGAGAGGTCAGGTGCAATTTACAACTGACAGGCCAGGACGCATTGTCGCGTTTAGTCCAATAGGCGAGCTGCCTGGTCCCTCACAGCAGACTGTGACCTATGCCGTGCAAGTGCTGGCAAACTATTCAAACACGACGGGCGGCTACTGGAAGGTCGGAAACGGAACATTGGCCGTCATGGGCAGCAAAAAATGAGATTTACTGCAGTCATTTATAACGCGGAAGGCAAAATTCTCAGCCAGCAGCTTAACGCAACAGAGCTGGCGCTTGAGGGCAAAAGCTACGTTGAGCACGAAATCGAGGGTGATCTAGACGATTTCTATGTCTCAGGGGGCGAGGTGCTAGCAAAAGGTAGCGCGCCATCAGAGGGACATGTTTTCAACTATACCACTGGATCGTGGGATTTAGACATTGACCTAGCTCGCAGCCTTAAGTGGGATGCCATCAAAGCCGCTAGGAGCGCCCAAGAGCACAATACGTTTGAGTGGAATGGTAACGTGCTGCAGTGCGACGAAAGCTCCCAGATGCGCATTCAAGCCGCTGTGCAGGCAGCAATAATTGACGATTCTATTGCTGACGTCTGGACGTTTGCAGACAACAGCACGCAAACCCTTAACGCTACAGAGCTAAAAGGAATGGGCAAGGCGTTATCGGAGCACGTAAAAGGCTGTCACGAGCGTGGTAGAATGTTAAGGGCGCAAATCGACGCCGCTACTACTTTGCAAGAATTGGAGGCTATAGTCTGGTGAGCACTTTTTACTTTGTACAAGGAGATGATGCCCCGCAGCTGAAAGTTACGCTCACAAGAGATGAGACAGCAGCCGTCATTGATACTACGGGCAAGACGGTGGTTTTTAAGTACCGCAGAAAAGGCGGGACTACGCCTTTGGGTACGCTTTCGGATTCATCGTCTGCACAGCAAAAAGAGGATGGAATCGCCATATTCCAATGGGGCACAACTGACTTAGATATTGCCGCAGGAAATTATGAGGCAGAAGTGGAGATAACTGACTCGACAGGCTTAGTTGAAACGGTCTATGAACTGATTGAGTTTAGTATCCGCGAGGATTTCTAATGATCAAGGCCGCTGTACAAGTCGCCAGAGCATTAGCGAAAGTTGAATACTACACGCTAGTATTCCTATCTAAGCAGTTGAGCGATAACGCATTTGTATCTGAAGCTCTCAGACTTCAGCTCTCGAAGGCACTCACAGACACGGCAGCGGTTGACGAAGCTGTCGTAATCTCTGCATTTAAGCCCTTTGACGAAGCAATAACGCTTACAGATGACCAGCAAATAGCTGTTTCTAAAGCGATCTCAGATCAGCTACAAATAAACGAGCAGCTTGCATTTGCTGTTACGCAAGAAATAACAGATACAGCAAGTGTACTAGAAGCAGCGGTATTAGGCTTTACAAAGCCGCTTTCTGATTCATCTAGCGTCAGTGAATCTCATATCCTGGAATTTGCAAAGCAAATCACGGATATAGCAAACGTATCAGAGCAGATCGAACTTGTAAAATCCGCCCTTAAAACGATAGCTGATAGCGCTCAAATAAGCGAGGTTGCTGCCCTGAGTGCATCTAAGCCGCTTACGGATACCGCAACCATAGCGGAAGTAATTTCCCTGCTCCTAGTAATTCCACAAGTTCTTACGGATTCTGTGGACATAACAGAAAGCGCGATATTAGACATTGTTAAGACGCTCACCGACTCCGCTGTAGTATCAGAGCTTATGGCGCTTGCAATATCGAAGTCCGGCATTGTAGATCAGGCGCAAATTAGCGAGTCTGATGTTAAGTCTGTAAATAAATCAGTATCAGATACAGCAAGTGCAAGCGAGTTAGTAGTAAAATTAACTAGCGCCGTCAAAGCAGATTCAGCACAGATTGCGGATAGCGGTAACGGCAAGCAATCAGATTACTTAGTCAATCCATTTGACTATTTTGCCGAGGATTATGTCGGCAGTACGTTTACATTCACATAAGGAATTTAATCATGTTGAAAGAAACTCCAAAAGTAACTGGTCATTTGGAAGTGGTATTACGAGACAAAAATGGCAAAGTTAAAGATCAGCGCAAGTTGAAAAATCTGGTCGTTACAACTGGCGTAAACTATATTGCTGACCGAATGGCTGACGCCGCAGAAAGTGCTATGTCGCACATGGCAGTAGGTACGGGCTCAACCGCTGCGGCGGCTGGCGATACTACGTTAGGAACAGAAAGCGCCCGGGTGGCTTTAACATCTACAGCGCAAACCAATGAAGATGTTGTTTATGTTGCAAGTTTTGGTGCTGGCACCGGCACTGGCGCATTAACAGAAGCAGGCATTCTCAACGCGGCATCATCTGGCACGTTGCTATGTAGGACAGTGTTTTCAGCGGTGAACAAAGGCGCTGACGATACCCTGCAGATTACCTGGACGATAACTGTAGCGGCATCTTAATTTAGGAAAGGGTGACTCTTTATGGCGATCATTACTCGCGAAACTACTGCGACAGGCGTAACCAATAAGGGGTCGCCCTTAACTAATGCAGAGCTGGACAATAACTTTGTTGAGCTACAGCAGAACAAAATCGAGCTGGACGATCTTTCTGTAGGAGCAGAAGGGACTGCCAGTGGCGATGGTTCGGTCGCCTACGATAATACAACGGGCGTATTTACGTACACGCCACCTGCTGACATAAGCGGGGCTGTGACCTTTGCTGCGCAAGCAGGCGAAGCCCTTACAAAAGGCGATGTTGTCTATGTCTCTGGTCTATCAGGTAATACGCCAGTTGTATCAAAGGCAGATGCCGACGTTGCGAGCAAAATGCCTGCATTTGGCTTAGCAGAAGATGACGCCAACAATAATGCCGCTGTCAACGTGGTCACGTTCGGCACGCTGTACAACCTGGATACGTCCGGATTTAGTGCTGGTGACACTGTTTTTGCTTCAACGACAGCGGGCGCTTTAACTAATTCTGCGCCTACAGGCGAATCGTCACTTCTGCAGAATATAGGCAAGGTCATTCGATCCCATGCTTCTGCTGGGTCTATTAAGGTCGGCGGCGCAGGCAGGACAAACGCAACACCCAATCTCAACGATGGCAATGTGTTCATAGGAAACGCTAGCAATCAAGCAGAGGCTAGGGCGTTAGCGGCTGGAGATGTGGCATCAGGAACATTTGCAAATGCCAGAATCTCAGAAGGTAGCGTCACGCAGCATCAGGCGGCACTGTCGGTTACAGAGTCACAGATCAGTGATCTGCAGTCATATTTGACCGCAGAAACAAATGATCTTAGCGCGTCTGTAACCTGGGCCAACGTACCTGACGCTAACATTACGCAGTCAAGCGTGACGCAGCACCAGGCAGCTTTAGCTGTAGCGGCAAGTCAGCTAAGCGATGTGACCTCTACAGCAGCAGAGTTAAATTTACTCGATGGCTCTACGGCAGACACTGTTGTCAATTCAAAAGCCGTCATTTACGGAGCGGCAGGCCAGGTCACAGCTAGCGAGCTTGATGTAGACAACATCCAGATAGACGCTAACGCTGTTAAGTCCACGGACACCAACGGCAACATCCAGTTGTTTCCAAATGGCACGGGATTTACCGAGCTATACGGCAACACCAATGCCGGTAAGATTCGCTTCAACTGTGAGGTAAATACGCACGGTGTCACCTTACAGGGACCGCCCCACAGCGCCGCCGCCACTTACACCCTTGAGCTACCGAATGCAGATGGCACCAGTGGTCAGGCTTTGGTGACGGATGGGTCAGGGAAGCTGTCTTTTGATGACATCGATCTGACTTCTCAGATTACAGGCACGCTGCCTGTTGCTAACGGCGGTACAAACGCAACAACGGCTGCCGGAGCACGTACAAGTCTCGGTGCAGATGCCTACCCCATCCAAAAAGGCACAAACTACACAGCAGTAGCAGGTGACAACATCGTAGTCACAGCGGGCAGCATTACAATTACTCTTCCTGCCTCACCAAGCGCAGGCGATACCGTAGGCATTAAAGACGGCACAGGCGCAGCGGCTACCACTACATTCACTGTAGCTAGGAACGGCGAGAACATTGCCTCTGACGCATCTGACTTGGTGTTTGATAAAAACTTTGCCGAGATCACTATGTCCTACATAGATGCCACTATCGGTTGGAGCGTATAAATGAGCAGCTTGTCGGAATTGCTGCCGACAGGCGGCGGACAGAACGCTGTAGATTTTGTTGCGTCTGGGACTTTGAGTTCTGGGCAGGCTGTTGCGTTAAAAACAGATGGCACAGTGGAGGCTGTTGCAGAAACAACCAATGCGTTATCTTTTTCCGACAACGCCACGTTTGAGTCTGCTACAAGTTATGGGCAGAGCGTTGCTTATGGAGGCGGTAAATTTGTTGTTATGTACAACGATAACGGCAACAACAATTACTGGACAGTGGTTGCTGGAGAATTAAATAGTTCTGGGGATATTACATTTGGCACCCCCCTAGTAGTCCTATCTACCTCTGGAAAAATAGGTTCTGGAGATATTGCATACCACGAAGGTTCTGGAAAGTTTGTTTGTGTTCATAGCCAAGCGAGTGGAGGCACTTACGGGGAGGCTCTAACTGTTAGTGGCACTTCTATTTCAAAAGGAGCTTTAGCGGATATAGTAGTTCAAGATGCTACGGGGCAATATTCCGTTGCTGCGGTGTACGATGCCCATATAGACAGAGTAATTTCAGTGGTAAATGTAAATGGTACCGCTTATACAGGTGTTATTAGCGTAAGCGGAACGAGCCTTAGTAGGGTACAAAACACTAGCAGTTTAAGCATAAACGCTTATGTCACAGCCGCATATGATTCAGACACTGAACAAGTTTTGTTTGCTTATCGAACTTCTACAACAAACATAGCTTTTAATGTTCTTACTTGTACAACAAGTGGTGTAACTTTCGGCTCTACAACCAATATGTCTTCTGGCAGCGCCGGATATTTGTCGGTAACTTATGATTCGTCGCAAAGTAAGGGTTTATTAGCGTTTTTAGATTTTACAAATAGCGACACTCGCGCAGTAGTTTTGACTGTTAGTGGGACAACAATTACAACAGGAACTCAAGCTACGTTAACAACAGATAATATTGAATTTTTAAGTTCAGTATACATCTCAGACAAAAATCTGACCGTAGTAGGGGGGCGCAACGACACTGATTTTGGCTATCTAAGCGCTATGTCCGTAACAATTAGTGGAACTACACCTGCAAGTTTAGGGCTAGATAGGGTTACTACTAATGGCGTTCGTAACCATTGGTTGGCTTACGACTCTGTTAACGAATATGTAATCGCTGCTGTAAGAGACGATGCCAACAGTGATTATGGAGTAGCATTTACTTACACACCTAAAAATATTTCAACCACCTCCGCCGACTTTATAGGCATAACCTCCTCCGCCATAGCAGACACAGCCACAGGCGCGGTCAACATCTACGGTGGTATTAACGAAGCACAAACAGGCTTGACCATAGGCTCGGATTACTACGTGCAGGATGACGGCTCGCTCAGTACCACAGAGTCTGACGTTAAAGTAGGCAAGGCAATCTCCTCTACCACGATCAACATGATGGATTTAACGTGAGCAATCTAAGCGAGTTACTACCCGCAGGTGGCGGCGGCAAGAACATAAACTTCGTGGCTTCGGGGACTCTGGGCAACGGGGTTACGGTTGTGCTTAATTCGGATGGGACTGTGAGTGCTGTATCTGCAACTGGTGGTGATCCATCGACTGGAACTCCGAGTTTGTATGCGTCCGCTATTACCACTTATAGCTCAACTACGTTTGATTCTAATTCAAATAAAATAGTTGTTTTTTACAATAACAACAATAATTCATCTTATGGAACAGCGGTTGTTGGAACTGTAAGCGGTACAAGTATATCTTTTGGTAGCCCCGTTGTTTTTGAAAGCGCTAACACAACATATATTTCATCTACGTTTGATTCAAACTCAAACAAAGTAGTTGTATCCTATAAAGACGTAGCAAACTCTAATTACGGAACAGCTATTGTAGGTACAGTCAGCGGGACATCAATATCCTTTGGCTCGCCCGTTGTTTTTGCAGCGGTTAATGTATTTTATGTATCTGCTGCTTTTGATTCAAATTCCAACAAAGTAGTTATATCTTATATGGATATAGCAAACTCTAGCTACGGAACAGCTGTTGTTGGTACAGTTAGCGGAACAAGTATATCTTTTGGTAGCCCTGTTGTTTTTAATAGCGCAAGCTCTAGTTATATAAAATCAACCTTTGACTCAAATCTAAACAAAG